GCAATCGGCACCCTGAAGGCGCAGGGCGTCATAGACGGGGCAACATCCCTGAGGGCCGCGATCATCTGCAAGATCATCCCCAAAGAGGCACTGGCCGAAATGGTAGACGATCCCGAGACGGAAAGCATGATCGCTGCCGCGACTGGCCGGCTCCGAGAAGAGAACAGTATGAATTTCTAATTATAAACAAGCCACTCCGGGCTTACCGGAGGATGGGCGACATCGGCCCTAACTGATGGTGGTACCACTATGACAGAACCTATTGACACTCTTACGCCTGAAGGCGGTAATGTTCCGACGCCGGAACCAAAACCAGCGGAAAAGAAACGTGAATTCACTCAGGAAGAGCTGGACAAGATGTTCTCAGATCGGGCATCTCAAGCAGAGAAAGCGACTGCAAAGAAGTTCCAGAAGCAAATCGAGGAACTCACTGCTCAGATCGATGAATTCAAGGGCAAGGATCTTGGAGAGCTGGAAAAGCTCCAAAAGAAGCTGGAGAAGGCGACCAAAGACCTTGCAGACAAGGATACTGAACTGACCGGCACCAGGCTAGAGCTAATGAAAACCAAAGCTCTGCTCCGGGCGGGGGCTCCTCCTGAAAAGGTGGACCGTCTGCTCAAGCGCGTGGCCGGCACCACTGAAGAGGAGATCTCTGCAGATGTGCAGGAACTTGTGGCTCTCGGATGGATCGGCAAAGCACCAGAAGCGGAAGGTAAGCCCGCCGCAAACGGATCTGGCAAACCTCCTGTCAAGGACAGTATCAAGAAGTTCACAAAGGCCCAACTAAGCGCCATGACGCCGGAAGAATATGATGCCAATAGGGCTGATATCATGAAGGCAATGGAAGCGGGCCAAATAACGTGATGGGCATCATCTATTGCCCATTATTAAGGATGTTTTGAAATGACTCTCAACAACTTTATCCCTGCAATATGGGCTAACGAATTTGCCAGGAACTTGGAAAAGTTCCTCGTATATGCACAGCCGGGCGTGGTCAACAGGGACTATGAAGGCGAAATTTCCGGGGCAGGTTCCTCTGTCAAAATCAATGGCATCGGACCCGTGACAGTCGGAAACTATGTCAAGAATACCAACATCGGCGATCCCGAGACCCTGACCGACGCTCAGACAACCCTGACCATCGACCAGCAGAAGTATTTCAACTTCCAGGTTGATGATATTGACAAGGCCCAGACCAAACCCAAGGTAATGGCCAATGCCATGCTCCGGGCGGGGTACGGCATGAGGGATGCTATCGATCAGTATATAGCAAGCCTCTACACAGACGCCGCCGCCGCTAACCTGATAGGCACAGATGCAGTACCAAAGGTACCCAACAACACCGCCGGCGACCCCAGCAACGTCTATAACCTCCTGGTGGATGCAGCGGTCGCCCTGACCGACAGCAAGGTTCCGACTGAGGGCAGATGGGTTATTGTGCCTCCCTGGTTCTATGGCAGGCTGCTCAAGGAGTCCATATTCGTGAAGGCCAACGAGTCCGGAAGCGATCAGGCTCTGAGGAATGGTATTGTTGGAAAGGCCGCCGGGTTCACGGTCCTACAGTCTCACAATGTGCCGAACACCGCCGGCACGAAATACAAGATCATGTTCGGCGTGGGTGACGCGATCTCTTACGCATCCCAGATCATCGAAGTCGAAGGCTACCGGCCTGAGAAGAGGTTCGCCGATGCCGTCAAGGGCCTGAATGTCTTTGGCGCTAAGGTCGTCTATCCCGAGATGCTCGGTGTTATAACCTGCAATATTGCTTGAGGTGGACAGATGAAGAAATTTATTCTTTTCTTTGCCCTCCTGGCTATGATGGGCATGGCGAGCGCGACCTATTCAGCTATCACCGCTGTCTCCACGTTGGATAACCTGAATGACTATGCGTCGGCCCCAACGGCATGGACCGCCCTTGCTGGCAACGATTCCATCAACTATTATGCCTGGCCGGCTGGCTACGACCTCATACTCATGGTAAACGTGACTGGGGTTAACGCGACAAACTACCTGAGCGTCATGGCCGGCGACAACCCCCCGGCTTTCAGATCCGGTATGGGCAACCTCACGATAGAGGGGTGGACAGACGGATCTGATGAGGTCCGGTTTATCGGCCCGCTGGAGTCTGCCAGGTTCATGAACTCCACCGGCTACCTGGAGATTTCAAGCCTGAATCTGACCGGCAAGCTGGCAGTTCTGAAGGTCCGGGAGTGACCCCCAATGAGAATCAGGGTCAAGCGAACCGGCGTTGAGTGGGAGATAGATGAAAAGTCTCCCACCGGCGCGCGGGTCAAAGAGCAGCCAGACGACTATGAGATCTTGGACGATACCAAGTCGAAGAAAGGGAAGGGTCTTGAATAACCATGCCTATCGTACCTCTGGAAGGGAGCATCAAGCTCCCTCCCGCGGCTATGCGCCTGGTTTTTGTGGCACCATCATTCAGGCAGCGGTGCTTAATCATGCTGTACAACATCTTAGGAAAAGTCAAGGAGGCTAAATTATGGTAGCAAGTGGATTATGCACGGCCTGGATGAACACCATCCTGGGCCTGATCTTCGGGGCGGCTGGGTCCCCATACACGGCTCCTGCAAACGTCTATGTGGGCCTGGCAACGGCGGTCGCTGCTGATGGGACTGTGACTGGCGAGCCCTCAGCTGGCAATTATGCCAGGGTCAAGGTAGTGAACAGCTCCACAAACTGGAACACGGCTGCTAATGGGGCAGTCGATAACAAGACCGCAATCACTTTCCCTCAGGCTTCAGCCAGTTGGGGGGCTCTTGACACGTTCTTCATCGCCAACCACTTGACAAACAGTGGGGCTGCTGTCATCTGTTACGGCACACTGTCCGAAGAAAAGACCATCGGTACCAACGACACGCCAAGCTTCGCGGCTGGCGCACTGAATATCAGCTTCACGGCGACCACATGATCAGACAGAAGAGCGCAGCCGATTGGAGAGCCTGGGTAGAATCCCAGGGCTCTCTAGAGGAACAGCTTGAGTTCATTGCTGTTGTCCGGGCCTACCGGGACGATTGGGCAGTCAGAAAGCAGGCTTTGACGGCACAGTACAAAGATAACCTGCAAGATCCTGCATACTTGGCGGCCAAGGCCGTATTACAGACTGAAGCGGAGACTCAGTTGCTTGCTTACGGATTTTATGAAGAAGTTACTGAGGATG